CCCCCCTTCCAAAATACTGCAGAAACAATATATGGCTAAATCTTACAGTAGAAGTGGTTTAAGGAGAGATAATAATTTTTCAGATCTATCAAATTCTGTTGGTGGATTAAATAATTTATTAAATTCATTGGTTGATTTTCAAGGATCTACTTTTATAACACAAGATCTTGATGCAATACGAGGATTATATGCTTCTGGAGTAACATCCACAACATACAGAGCTTTTGGTGGAAGTAGATATCAATTTACAAATTCAAACGGTGGGCTCTCAGAATATTTACCTAGAGTTACTTATCAAAATCGTTTAGATAAACTTAGAATTTTTTCTGGTGAACCCATTTTAAATGGAGGAAACGGACTAACTGCAAAATATTATAATAGTGATCAAGTTTTTGAAAATACTTCCAATGTATTTTCTGGATCTCCATTCAAAATTGACAACTTTTGGGAAAGTGGAAATTTTCAATACACTGGAAAAATAACTCCAGAAGCAGTCAGTGTTAATGGTGGTGTTGAATGGGAGGGATTTTTTGTTCCCACCTCAACAGGGACATATAATTTTAATGTATCAAGTTCTGCTTGTTTTACTGTTGATTTTGAAACTCAAGGATATGTAAGTGGTGTTGGTACGTACACTGAAAGATCTCGGATTGGTATTACCACTACTTTTTCTGCATCTGGAAATGCTGGAACAAACATTATTACATTAACATCTGTATCTAATACACAATATATTGCAATTGGACAAAGTGTTTCTAATGCAAATATTACTACTGGATCTAAAGTTAAAGACTTTAATAGATCCACTGGAGTCATTACACTGGAGCCTCCTACAGGAATATCTAATGCAGTTTCATCATTATTTACCAATCAAAATGTTACATTCTTTAAAACAATAGGACAAGATACATCCATCACATATTCAACTTATCCTCTCATTGAGGCTAGAAAATATAGAATAAAATTTAGATATTTTATTCCACAAAATATTGACGCTGTTGCAGTTACTAGAGCTATAACTTTTGGTTTAAGTGGGCCCGATATTTCTACTGGTACACTTCTTAGATATACTTATTTGTACTCTCTTGATTATGATTTTAGTGATGCATCAAAGGGCATTTTGAGTGATTTTTTAACTAATTCAATACTAACTGGCGGAGGAACAATTGGTAGTGGATCACTATCCTCTGGATATGTGAGAGTAAATTCTTCAAAAAAAATTGACGTTACGTATCAACCAAAAACTTCTGTACCTTCTATTACAAAATCATCAGTATCTTCAACTATTACATCTGGATCAGATATTATTTCTATTTCTGACACTAGTGGAATTCAAATTGGCAATTATGTTTTTGGATCTGGAATTCCAGATAATACTGTAGTTAAAGAAATAGTTATCAATAGTTTTATTATAGTAAGTTCAAATGCAACATCATCTGCGACAACTGTATTAACTTTTATAGATCATCGTGGATTTGTTAAAAGAGTTGTAGGTAGCAGTAGTGGAACAACATTCACTTTAAGTAGTGGTGATACAAGTTTACTGAAAAGCGGAATGATTTTAATTGCTTCTGGAGCGAGTGCATACACAGGAATCATTACTACCGGATCTTCATCCTCTCTAACTATTTCACCATCACAAACAATTGGTGCTGGATCAACTGCATATTTCTATCAATCTAGAGGATTAATTAACAATGGATTGGCTGAATATTGTTTACCAAGTCAAACTAAGTGTTTATTTGTTTCATCAAATACAAACTCTGGATCCACCGTAATTCCTGTTGTAGATACATCAGGTATCACTAATGGTTGGACAGTATTAGGATTCCAATTTGCTGCTAACACAACAGTGTCCTCCTTCACAGCAAATAGTATTACAATATCTATAGCTACAACTCGTAATTTAGTTGCCGGAGCAAACTTTACGGTTACTAGTGAATCTGGAGATCGTTCATTATGTTGTCCTCCTACTGATACTTCTCCTCCGTTTAATCCAACTCTTGAGGGATTAGAAACTGTTGCTGCTGCACCAAGCTTAAGAGTTGATTCTGGAGATGTAAAATTTGATGCTTTGACTGCAACAGTATCTGCTGCGAATATTGCAAATATAAGTTCAACAGACTCTTCTACTAAAAGAATACCAATTCAAACGCCATCTGGAACGTTTAATATTTTATGTTCTTAATAGTAAGAAGTACGTTTCACCATTAATGACAACAGGTAATTTATGAGTAAAGGTCGTTGCTAAAATTGATCCTGCAGAAGTTGCAGTGAGTCCTTCTATTATAATATTATTAGCAAAATTAATTTCTCCTATTGATACCAAACTACTTGATGTGCTCAAAGCAGATCCAACTTGAGTCCATGGATTATTATCACTTGAGAAAGCTCTTGTTGTTCCTATAAAAATTCCTGGAGATTTTGAACTTGACAATCCTGTATCATTAGTATTTAATTTTGCTGGATCATTGATTATAAGAGTCCCTTCTATTTTTATATCGTTAGTTGTTGAAGTATCTTTAGTTGTTTTATACTTTCTTGTAATTTCAAATCTTGCACTTTCATTTGCGTCTAAAGTAGAAGTAAAAATATCATTTACATTACTCCCACCAAAATAATTAAAATTGACTGTATCACTTATTTCTGGTTGGACAAAATTAAGAATATTTTCTTGATATACTGGATCTTTACGAATAAAAAGAAAATTTGCAGGAGATGCAGTTGTTACTACAATTGTATTAATTCCTATAGAGCTTGGTGTTGATGATAACTTAAATTTAGTTTCTGCATCAGAACTGCATACAAAATAATCTGTATTGACAAATAATGTAACTCCAGATCCAACTGTAATATTTGTGCTTACTCCAACTATATCGTCGTTAGTAAAAATAGATTCATTTGTATCCCCAAAGAAAAAGAATCCATCATTTACGGAACTAAACGATACGGTAGATATGTTTCTAAGATTATTTTGTATAATTCTTAAGTCACCGGCGATTCCAACTCCCGCTAAATTATTAATAGCGAGAGCATCATCAGTTGTTTCTTCAAAATTTAAATCTTTTCGGAATCCTTGATTTTGTCTTACCATTTTATTCGTAGACTATTGTCCAACCTTTTGATTTTAAAAATAAAACTTTATCCAAAGCGTCTCCACTCGGAAGAGCATTAAAACGAAGATTTACTGTTACACCACCCCTGTTCACCGCAGTGTAATTTGAAAATAAATCATTGATAAGTGAATTCACCGCTTGTTGTGATAATTGATTTGAAGATAAATCAAGATATCGCAATTTATAATTTGTAGTAAGTGATCCTGACGTATAATTAGTAAATTGATTATTATACAAAATCAGGTAGTATAAACTTGGGCATTCAGAAAAACTTGGAATAGTGCCTGATAGTAAATTATTATTTGCGTAAAAATAAGTTAAATTAGGAAGATTTTGAAATTTACTTAATGAAGTAAACTGATTATTATACAAATAAAGATATACTAAGTTTGAAAGATTTTTAAAAGAAGGTATAGATCCACTAAATGAATTATAAGTTAAATCTACATAGTAAATATTTGGATTACTAGCAAAAGATGGAATGAGCCCAGTAAAATTATTGTAATGTAATACTAAGTAAGTTAAAGAAGGGCAAGTTAATAATGATGGTAAGGAGCCTGTCGTTCTTCCATAGGAAATGTACCATAAGTAGTATAAATTTGGAGTAAAAGTAAAAGCATTTGGATGAATTGGGGTTGTAAGTAAATTACCAGATTGTAATAACATGTATTGAAGATTTTTACAAACTTCAAATGTTTTTTCTGGTATTACAAAAGAAGTGTCTCCGTTTGGATTACCACCTGTTAATGATGTATACCTAAGTTCAAGATAACTTAATGCTGGATTAGTAAACTTTGGCATAGCTCCAGTCAATGGAGATGCATAAAAATACAAAGTACTCAATGATATACAATTATCAAATTTATAAGTCCCAGAACTATTAAAAATACTACCAATATTTCTGCAATAATGCCCATAAAAAGTTGTTAAGGATGTTTTATTATTTAAATCTGGACAAGGTAGTCCAGTGCTATGAATATCAATATATTGTATTTTATTATTTGCAGCAGATATTGAAAAAGTTGCATCAGTTAAGTAGTAATTTCCACTAAGTTGTAATGATATTAAATTTGTTAATTGTTTTACATTTAAAAAACTTCCACTAGAAGAGCCAATAGATCTAAAATCATTATTATAAATGTAATATGTTTCACATGAATTTGTGACATTTGGAATGTATGCATTAGGATCATCAGAATCTGGATGAAAATAAGCTCCTCCGCCTCGGTTTAAGTTTAGAGTAACTAGATTTGAAAATTTATTTGCAATTAAATTAATTGGAATACTACCATAAAACGTTCCACCGATTGTCAAATTTTTTAAATTACTTGGTATTTTATTAACTACATTTAAATTTAATTTTCTTTCTGATTCAGTTTCACTCAAATAAAGGGGATTTTGAACAAAATATAATTCTTGTAAATTGGGAGAAAATGTAGTTAAATTAGGTAAATTTCTTATGTTGTTGTAAGAAAAATTTAAAATCTCTAAGTAAGAAAGTTTCGTCACAGGAAAATCAGTTATTCCTGCAGAGTTAATTGTTATTGTTTTTATGTAGTCTGGACTATAATAAAGTTGAATATATCTTTCTCTAGAAGATGTAGATTTGAAATTAATTGTGGATGAAGTTGATCCTACATTTGTAAACTTTGAAAAATTATTTGAATTTGCAACTTCTACAATTTTCCAACTTGCAGCAGTATTGTTTAGTAATGAAGTAAGAGTGACAGTTGCAGTCAAATTTTTAAAAAATCCTGTAAAAATTAAAGGAATTCCTTTCATTGCATACAATACAACTGTTTGGCCGCCAATTGTACATGTTATCCTATCAGTCGGAAATTCTGAATCAAACTCTTTTGCTTGTGGTGTAATTGTTGTTTGTAATCTCTTTTGTGATGCATTTGCAGCAGTACCAAACTGTAAAGATCCTCCCGATATGATTGATACTCTAGCTCCATAAGAAATTGGAACTGTAGCTCCTGTGCCTACAGAACTCCAAGCACTCACTCTTGATGTTGAAATATCAGCAATTTTAACTGTTGATGTGACAAAATCCACATAACGAAATCTAATTGCAGATCCACTTAAAGATCCGTTTATTGTTAGATTTCCAAATAAAGATCCAAGAATAGAAGCCCGTGTGCTTAAAACACTAGTATATTTTGCTGCATCGGTGTAATATCTATCTAATGTTTTATAAAGTGGTTGTCTTAGTCTGGAGAGACTAATCCAATCTCCTAGTGTGGCACTCGCAGCCGATCCTCTTATAACATCTAGATCTAAGGGCGGTAAATTTATTGCGTTTAATGCCTTTTTTTTATTTTCTACATCAGCGAAAGAACTTAAGACATTCAACCCAAATAATTTTGGATTTGATAAAGCCATGTTAACTTATACCGTTCCTATCAAGGATATTTATTATTGTTCTTTATAGTTTAGACTTATTTCAGTAAGTCCTGATCCAGCTCCATCTATTTTTCTGGCGGTGATAAATGTGGCTTCAATATTATTATTGTCTGGAGTAACTACATTTCTGTCAGGTCCAAATATTTTTTTCATGTCTATTGTTTCACTAGAATTTGATCCAATATAAAAAGTATCTCTTACGGTGAAAGGTCTTAGAGTTTGTTGATTTTGATTATCAATCAAAGAAGAAGATAATCTGTCAACTTCTTTAAAATTTGTTGGAGCAGCCCCAAAAATGTCTGCGTTTCCGCTTGCATTTGTGATGGTACATTTATCATTTATATACCACCTTGGAGAGATTACTCGTTGAAATTGTCCTATAGTTTCTTTAACAGTTATATTATTAATCTGTGCATAATCTTTTAACTTGATAACAAGATAAAGCGGGAATGGATTAAAATTATATAATTTTGATTTGATAAGTGTCTTTGCTGTTATTTGAACAGGACGCACTAAAACAGTGAAGTTTGATGATGGTGCATTTAGTGAACCTGAAACTTGAATGTATGAAAAAGTACTATTTCCAGATCCAACATAACTACTAGTAACTCCAACAAATGTTTTATCAGTAATAATTGCAGTATTGCCAGCTCCGAGTAAAGCAACCTGCCCTCCGTTGAAATCTATGTTTGGAAAAGATCCTAAAACTTCTATCCAACGTCTTCCTTGAGGATCTGGAGTTGAATATCCAAAAGGATTTGGTTCATAATTATATTCATTAACATTTTGAATTTTAGTAGGCGACAAAACTTCTAAAGTTAACTTGGAACAAATTCCACCAGATATTCCGGTAACCGATGGAATTCTATAATCTATTCCCATCAATAGTGGAGGATCTGGAGCTCCCCATGCCTCCCCAACTTCTACCCCTTCTTCATTAATAGATGCATAACTGTGTGAGTGTTGTGCAAACAGTAAAGTATCATTTGAAAGAATAGTTGTTGTTCCTGCTCCAGGAATAATAAATCCATTCAAAACACTTGGATTAGAAACATCAGGTTTTTTATCTGTAAATCCGACTAAAAAATCTGCAAAGTGAGCATAAGAATCTCCTGCATTTGGATTTAAAAATTGAACTTCAATTTTTGAACCGGTAAATCCAAATTCTGAAGCTGCAACTGCATTATAATTACTTAATCTGACTGGATATGGATATGTTGATCCAATGCCTATTGTAGTTGTTACACCAAGAACTCTATCATATACCAATGAATTTGGAATATTTCTATTAGATAAAGTGAATCCATAAGTTCCAGAAAATCCTTTAATTTGTGCAGTTTGAAAAGAATTACCAATACCTACAGGATTACTTACAGAAACAATATAAGCATTATAAATTGAAGGAGCTATTAACTTTGCTCCTATATCATCACTTGTAAAGTAACTATTATTCAATGCATCTATTGAATTTGAAGATGAAAACTCAATATCAACATATCTACCGGACTCCGTTGTAGCTAATCCTGGAGTATATACGTAACCAAAATCTGGACAACCTTTACAAGTTACTACGTTTACCTCAGTTAAACAATCTGTACTGACATTTACAGAAGTAGGTATAATTAATTTTTTATTTGTAATTGATTTTCCTTCTGAGTTTAGAATTTTTTCTTTAGGTTTAATTCCAATTAAAGATCTTACGCCACTTGAAGTGATTGTTTTACTTCCAGAACTTGTTGAATATATTGTAGAATTTCCCTCGTCCCCACCATCAATGTAATAAGAAGCACCATATTTGTATAAAAATTGTGGAGTTCGTATGTCTGCAGTATCAGTCACATTTAGTGAATACTTAAATCTAAAATAAGAATCTTGTAAACATGGTTGAGAAAGAGAATTTTCAATAACTAATGTATGAATTACTACCCACCTTGCATCACCATTATCAGTTGGAATATATGCATAAAATCTAGCTCCAATTGCACCATACCAACCAAATTCAATTTTATACATGGTAACTCTTTCAATATTCAAAAGATATCCAGAAGGTCCATTAGAATTTAATGGATCTCCATTAAATTTATCTCTAGGTATATCAATTGTCCAATATTGTACGGAATCAAACGGATCTCCGCTTGATTGTTTAACTTGATCTGAAAGAGACAGTCCATTTCTTTCAAGAACACTTTTCTCTAATGGTACAGTGCTTCTTCTTACAATTGATAATTGGCCTGAAGCGACCTTAAATACAAATTGATCTGTAGGATTAGATATTCCCCATTCAATTTGAATTCCTGGTTGATTTTCTGCCGAAGATTTAAGTCCAAATGTAAATCCACTAATTCTACCAGGTTGATATCTAAAAACTCTTCTTGACTGTAAATATGCATATCTTTGGAATCCACTAGTATATCCAGGTCTTGTATTTCCAGAATTATATCCAGTAATAAAAGTAGAAATTTTTGTAAAAGTAAGTTTATCCCCTGTTCCTGGAATTGTAATACCAACTGTAAGATCTCTCCATGTATCCGTCCATGTATCAATTTGAGCAAAAGCTATGTCTAAAGATACCTTATAGACGACATCACCACCACTACCAACAACGGCAATTTCAGGAGAAAGAAAAAGATTTATCCAACTATCTCCATAACCTTGATTTTTGTAATAATTATACAATTCATTTCCTAATTGTATGAAATTTAAATATTTTTGAAATGTAGCTTGATCATACAAACCCAACTTCGCAAACTTTGGTCCAAATGGAAATGAATATGGGGTAGGAAAGGCTGCCAATCTAATCGCAGATTCTTGAGTTTCTTCAAATTGTTTAGCATTATATCTTTCTCCAAAAATTGCATTTTTTCTTTGATCCCAAGATCCGAAACTATTTCCACTATTGAAAGAATAAAATTCAAATTCATCAGAATCTAGTCCATAAGAAGAAACATTAGAAAATAAACCTAATTGAACTTCTGCACGATCTATACCTAATAAACTAGTGCTAACTTCACTAGATTCTGAAAATTGTTCTTCTATTTTCAAAACAGGATTATAATTAGCTTTAGATTCTTGGTTTCTTAAAACTAATATAATTTCTGTTTTTGGAGAAGTAGTATTTAGTGATCTATTTGAAATGTAAATTATCCCAACACCAATTCTTGATACTTGAGTTGCATCAGGTATTAAAGATCCTTTTACAATATCTCCAACAAAAATATTTGTAGTATTAATACCAATTTGATTTGTCAGTGGTTCAGAATATGTTGCTGTTGTTTGAGCTATACTTACATATTCTTTTTTTATAAACCCACTTGATTGAGTTGTAAATACTGTTGATGTTGCTCTTTCAGATGAACTATCTTGAATAAAATATTCATCAACTTCAACTATTAGTGGAGTTCCAAATTCATCAGTTAATAATTCACCATTGGCGATATTAAATAAAAATCTTTGAGATTTTGGAATAACTGATACTACACGTTTATCATCTCCAATTTTTATATCTTTTCCGCCATTCATGAACTTATTGTTCCTCCCATGTAATACTTGCAGAAATATTTGCAGCCGGAGTTCCACTCACAAAATCTGTTTGGGATGATGCACAAATATATAAACTTTCTACCTTGTTCGTGAGAGGGAATGATAGATATTCTTTATTGTAGTCAAAATATGGAGATAAATCATATTCTTCACCAGACGCAGGAACATAAAGACTTGCGACAACCGTTCCTGTCCCTGGAATAGGACTTCTAATCTCTGGACTTATCTTAATAGAAGAAAGTTGAGCTAAAGTAAACTCAGATACATTTGGAGAAATAGATTGAGATAATGAGTTAACATTTTCTTCTCTCAAGAATGGATCAGTTGTATTTAAAATGATATTATCAGAAGTTGCTTTTAATGCATAAAAATAATATCCATCTAGTTCAATTCCTTTTGTTCTATCTGAACCTCTATTTTCTAAATATCCTAAAACAGATATTGGTTTTTGTGTTGGATCATTTTCAAAATACCCCCTAAAATATCCATAAGCTCCACCACCAATATCTCTAATATATTCTGCAGCAGATACGCCAATATTAACACTAAATGTAGTTGTATTAATTACAGTTACTGATAAATTTTGTGAAAAAGATGGATCAGTGGTTCTAGGATACTGGTGTATAGTAGCATAATTATCTAAAGAACAAGTAAAAGATAGTGATTTTTCTGCAAGACTTATAGTATTTCCTGTTGTTAATCCATGAGTTGTGGTGGTTACAATTGTAAGAACACCAGTTGATCCAACATATGTTGTGCCTGTGGTGGCTGTTAAAGTTCCACCTCCAGATTTTGTAATACCATTTGCTGTAGCGGAAACAAATTGGTGACCTCCAGTATATACTACAGTAGCTATTCCAACTAATGTTGGATTGCCTCTTTTCCCAATGTTTACAGAGGATGTAAGTGTGACTGGAGATGCAGTTGGAGTTAATACTACAGAACTTGTTTGAAAAATTGGAGATTTTAATAGATCAATTTTAAGAAGTCCAGTTGATCCTGTAGATAATCTTGTGGGATAAACCTGAGTCCTATTTCTTACACTTCTTCCTGTACTACTTTGAATAAAATCTCTACATTTTAATCCAACTAAAGGAACACTTCTATTTGGAATAACAGTTATTGATGCTAATGATGTTGAATTTAATGGAGAATTTAAATACATTCTTTGATTAGATGTATTTACAAAAGTTATTTCTACATTTTGATCTAAAGGATTTGTAGTAATGATTTTAGAACCAATGTAAAAAGAGGATGCAACTGTTGAATGTCCAACAATATAAGGATCAGTTGCATTAGTTGCATTAGTTAAATCAACTTGAGTTGAAGCAACACCTACTCCACCTCCATTATTAACAATAAATGTTCTTTTTGAACCATAAACGCTCTGAGGAGTTGGCGTAGAATAACTGAATAACTTTACTGTACCTCTGTCGCCACCATCAATATAATAAGAAGCACCATACTTTACAATATGTTCTGATGAAGTACCATAATCAAATGCAGATTGAGTTCTCTTTGTATTTGAGTATCCAAAATTATTTTGATTACCACCACCATAAACCATATAGGTAATTGGCAGAGTTGCATTACCCAACGAAGACACCTTTAATTGGTTTGAAGCTCTTAAATGGTGAACTCTCACCCAACGAGCCTCACCATTGCTTACGGGGACATATGCAAGGAATAGGGCTCCGACTGCACCATACCATGAGAATTCAATCTTGTACATGGTAACTTTAGTTAAATCAATATTCCAGATGCTTGTATCTTCTAACTGTTCTAATGTATCTTCATTTAATACTGGTTGTCCTGCTCGTTTATCACTCACAACGTCACTATAAAGTAACTTATCTTTAACTCCGTCTAATCTATCTCCACTAAATCTAGATCTAGGTATTCTGTACTCATAAACATTCCAAAAATCTTTTGCAACGTTCTGGTTTACCCACTTACTATAATAAGTATTGACCGCATCAATTTGATCTTTTAATGTTGAACTAAGTGCAGAAGATAAAGTTGTATCAATATATCCCTCTGTATCTCCATCTGCATTAGAATACATATATGGAAACATTCCAGTAGGCATTGGTGAAGCCGCCCCGATTTCGCCATATTTTTTTCTGGTAGCACTAATTAAACTTCCTGCAACTGGTTGAATGAAAGGCACAGGTGTAATTAAAACGTGAGAAGAAATTCCAGTGACTGAAGTTAAGTTAAGATTTGATCCATCTACGTTAGCTAAAGTTACAGTAGTAATTCCAGTGTTTGTGTTTATTCCAACTGAAGTTATTCTATAAGTTTTAGTATCAATAAATCCTGTAAGTTGAGTTGGATTTGGTCCTTTAGAATATCCAACAAATTGTCCTGAAGATAATCCTACAACATGACCACCAGATTTATAGAATGTAGGAACTGTAGAAATTCCAACGTTAACAGTAAATGAAGTTGGAGAGTTAACGGTTAGAATATTGTATCCTTCCGATCTATTTGGATATATCTTAGGATTTATAGGATCCAAATAACAAGTCATTCCAATTCCATTAAGTAATACAAATCTGCCGTCATTATATCCATGGGTCACTGCAGTAGTGATAACCATTAAACCGGTGTTTATATCATAAACAGCATTTGTTATACTTTTTGCTAGCCCTACAAATGATAGTATATTTCCACCGTAAACAGAGCTAATTCCTGCTTTTAATTCTGGTTGAAGTAGAGATTGATCATAAACGGCTGCATGTGTCATTAAAAGATTATCTCTTAAAATAACAAGATCTCCGAATTTTTTAGGTTTTGCAGCTGGGTTACTATCTCCGGCTCCGACCGATTCCGATCCTCTCGGTGCCAGGGCATCTATTGGATTTGTCCTTCCATAGTCTTGAGATTGTTGTCCTTGGTCTCCTCCAAATGGAAGTGGATTTTCGTATATAATTGATTGAGTTCTTCTAACTACACAAAAATTATCTTTTTTCCCATCATTTCTAGATTCCCAATAATATCCATCATAATTATCAAAAATTCCATACTTACGAACACATGGATTATGAATACCTACACCATTATCATCAATTAAAGTTGTTTTTACACCAAATGTAGCTGCGGATACACGACCAGGTTGATAACGGAAAAATCTTTTTGAAGTTAAAACAGCATTTCTATCTGCAGGAGCTTCAATTAAAGCTCCAGATTCTTCGGGAATGTGACTTAATCCCCATCCCATTGTTTGAGCAATTCCAGCATAAGCACCAGATCCAGCTGCAATTTTTGAAAATTGTTCTGGAGTTGCTGACCACTCCGTTGGGTTTACATCATAAGTGTTAACGTCTGCAAAAATACCAAGAGCAACTTCTGATCTTGGAATACCCAGTAACGATAAAGCGACTTCCGATTGAACTTTGTTTTGTTCTGCAACAGGAATTGTTGATTGATCACTTGCAATAACAACTGGAATAGATTTTTCGGATTTCTGTTGACCAGGAGGAACTGGAGCAGTTCTGCCTACGACAACAACTGCAGCATTATTGTTAACATTAGTATTATCTGGCATTTAAATTACTCCGACTCTTCCTCTAGCAATTAAGAAAACATTCCTAATACTTATATATCCGCTGAGATTTCCATTGGTTACAGAAGTAGTAGTTAACCCGGTTAGTCTTAATTGTTTTGTTATAGAATTGACATTTATTTTTTCTGCAACAGTTAATTCATATGCAGATAAGTCTGGACTAACTGAGTGATTTACTAATTTAACTATATCACCTGTAGAAATTCCAGAAAACTGTTGAAAATTAGAAAGTGTTATGGTATATTGTGTTGCTCCAGCACCAATTAGATTCCAAGTCCCAGATGAAATACCGATAGAAGTGGTAAATCCTACAGGTTTGGCGAGATATTCTTGTGCGATGATTTCATATCCAAGTATGGAACTAAATCCTAAATTATTAGTTTGTGTAGAAGTTAAACTTAATTGAATATAACCATTTTCTCTACCAAAAGTACCAGAATCCTGAGTTTGGATGTTAAAGTTTAAAAATTTTGTTGCAAGAGTTTCGCTACTTAATCCTACATTAAGTATGGTCGCTATTCCTGCAGATGTAATCGTAACCTTATTACTACTTATATCTTTTGCTGCTCCATCCTCAACATACTGTAAAACCGGACCAGTAAAGGTAAGTCCTTTCTGAATAGTTAAATTGATAGAATTGTAGTCACTATCATAGATATCAAGAGTAGGAATAAATTCATCAGATGGTCCTAAAATAATATTATTTGATGTAATAATTTTTCCAGTAGCATAAGCTCGTAGTCCTGTACCACAATTTCTTATAATATTACCATTTGCAGAGACTATAGAAGTTACAGATAAATCTACAGGTCCAGCAAAATTTTCAAATAAACAATCATTTATTCTTAAAACATCAGATCCATCAGCAGATAAAGGTTGAAATGGATACCTATCACTTAAATGTCCATCAACAAAAGAACTGTTTTCTATAGACAATCTATAACTATTTGAAACTGTTAGTCCATCTCCTGGAGAATTACGAACTTCAAAATCTTTAATCAAACTTGATGAAATATTATCAAAATTTATAAGGTAGTTATCTAAAGTAGTTTCATATAAAATATTATTTAAAAAGTTTCCATCTATTGTAATGTCTTTTAGTGTGACAAATGTTGCATTTGTAGTTCCAAGTCCAACTAAATTGCCATTAAAAGGCAATAAATTTCCACCACCATCATCAAAATCATTAGCAAAAAACTGTTGTTTAATAATCGTATTTCTTCCATTTCCACTAACAGTAAAATTGGTAGGAATACTTAATTTATTCACATAATAAGTTCCACTTGGTAAAGATAAAAAACGAGCTCCAACTGTAACAGAAAGATCAATAGCTTGTTTTAAAGAATATGTATTATCATGTACAACTTTTACAGCTGCAGTAGTTCCTATTCCTAAATTTGTTTTATATTTTCCTTCTAATGTTATAGAACTATTTCCTATGGAAACTATATTATCTATAGTCCATCCTCTTTTTTGACCCGTTGTAGCAATATTTGGGAAATGTATTTGATTCGCATCTGTATATTCATTTACCGTTCCTTTTTGTGACCACTCAGTTTGATCATATGTTCCATAATCAATCCAATTAATATTAGAAGTCGCATTTGTTAGTTCTTTTGGACCTAAAATAGCAATCAACTTTGCATCATTAATATTAGTTGATACTCCAATTTGTCTGTATATTAATATGCCATGATTAGTATCACTTCTTGAAAAATTTAGCGAAACATGATTTAATGTATTAAAATTATCAATAGATGTCATTCCAATTCCAGAAGTTGGAGAAAGTTGAGAAGAAACTCCAATTTTTCCGTTTCTCATATGATATTGAGCAATCCAGTAACGATAAACCGATACCGTTTCAGATGTACCAACCTTTGTTGCAACAGAAGAAACAAATTGAGGAGGGGGATCTACTAAAACATTATCTGTAAATGAAGTTACTCCAAGAACTTTTACATATTCTCCAACAAAAAATCTTGCAGTGGATATTCCACTAATTACCAATTTATCATTTTCTGTAGACCCTACACCCACATATACCGTAGGATCATTACTTACACTTAAAGTTTTTAATTTATCAGCTTCAAGACTATTAGTATCCGGAGTTACCCAAGAAAATGGTTGTGAAGATGAACCATTACTTCTTAAGATTTGACCACTCAATCCATTTGTAAAAAATGCAGTTATATTTGGAGAAGACTGGTATACAATGCTTCCCGCAGTTCCTCCAAAAAGATTTGCACTTATATTGCCACTTGCACCTAGATCTAATGTGCTTTTTGGCTCAAAAGATCCAATTCCCAATCTGTTTAAAGCTGGATTGTAAACTAAGTTTGAGGTTTTTGGGTTACTAAATTCAATATTATCTTTGTTTAATAAGATAAAATGATTCTTATCTTGTGTTGTTCCTATTCCTACTCTAACAACATCAGGATTTTCTCTTAGATATAAATCTAAAGCAGAACCAACTAAATCTGTTGGTATAGTTGATCCCGTTTTTTTATCGTAGAGTAGTATCATGTGAAATAACTGTCGTAAGTATTATCTTTTAATACTGTAATAACATAGTTTATTTCACTTATTCTCTTATCAACTTGTCCCCGAGAAAAAATAATGGCATATCTTTGCAAGAAAAAATAAATAGATTCTCTTTTTAATGCATTTACACCATTAATTAAAACTTGTCTTTTTGATCTCAGTTCATCTAATTGAGAAACTAATGTATTTATTTGATTGTTAAAATCTGTACAATAAAGAGCAGGATTATATCCAAATAGAGGAGTACAAATACCTATTTTTGAAGTATCAATATCTTGAACAAAAACTGAACCAACTCCAGAACTAGCTAAAATATAGGTTTGCGTGCCTACTCCTAGAATGGGTGAACCAATATCAGTTACCTTAAATGAAGCTCCAGAAAATCCTGAGACAGTAAGAATATCTCCAACTTTATATCCAGAACCAGCATTTGAAATAATTGCACTAACAACTGTTCCGGATGAAGCTCCTGAAGAACCAACAATTACATCAACTGAAGCACCGATTCCAGTTCCTCCTGTAGTAGGTTTTCCATAATATGGTGATAATGTAGAAGCATAACCAGAACCTGGAGTTTGAACTATTAGTTCTAAAATAGAATTTTGATTAGATCCCACAACAATGGTTGCTGATCCTATACCACTATTAAAATTAGTGGATCCATCTGTACTGCTTAAAGGTGAAAAGGGATTTGTTCCAGTATAATTAAGATCTTCTCCATTCATTCTCAAAGTTTTTGCATGTTCATAAAAATATGTTGTTCCAACAGGAACAATTGCTGTTGTTATATTACTAGGTGTAGCTGGTAGTAACGGATTTATTAGAACAGTTGCTAAAGCAGTTTTTCCACAACCACAGTTCGTAGCAGCTATAGAAACTAAAGATATATTTTCAATTTTTTTATTTACTTCTACAGTAAGTTCGGCAATAGCCTCGTCTAATTGAGCTATTGGAGGTTTTATCTCATCAATTCTTTGTTGATATGAAGGTTGTATTTCAATAGTGCTAATTCTTTCTTTTTTAAGCCTATCTAGGTCTTTTTCATAGGACTTTATAATACTTTCTTTAGCCATTTTACAATCTTATAGTAGAATTTTCTTTTGCTTCTGTGCCTGGATATTCAACCACTAATTTTTTAATATCTTTTCTTTCAGCAATAATAACATAACTGCAGTCAATTTTTCCTCCTGCATTATTTACAATATGTAGTTTAGTTCCCCATTCAATTGATTTTACATATAATTCTTGGTAAAAAGAGTGGGGAGTTAAATTAACGGTTATTGTTTCAGGATTAATCAATCCTTTCCAGTAATCTGGAAGTTCTATTAAATTATTATCTATAAGTCTTCCCCTATAAAAAACACTATATTCGGGTCCTTCTAAACACCCGTGTTTTAACCTATAATTTTGTTTAGTTGGATGAGGAATATCAAACTCTTTTGTAGTTCCTACGATAGAACTAGAAAATGTTAACATTCCATTAATATTAGTAGATCCATTAACAACTAAAGACCCATTAATTATTTGAGATGCATTAACTGTTAGGTTACCATTTTTTATACTGACTCCATTGGTTGTGAATGCAGCATTAAAAATTGCTACACCATTACAAGTATACGCTCCTAATTGATTGGTATTACCTAAAAAGTTTGATATACCTTCAACATGCAATGAAGCAGGAACAGCAATTCCAATTGGGGGGCCAATCATGCATGTGGCTTTAGCAACTCCTAAACTTGCAACTAATCCAATATATACTGGTCCATTTGCAACTAGAGTGCCTGGAAATAATTTGGAGTTGGCGGTCAAAAAGGATGTGTCTAGAGCACCAACTACCAGTTTATCACCAACACTTAATATTGAATAGTGAGCCATATATTATTAACCTGAACATTCCAAGAATTTTTTAAACTTTTCTAAAATTTTCATAATTGAACCCAAGAAAGTTCCTTTTAAAATATCAGTAGTGACTCCAGAACTATTTTGAATATTACCAACGGAGTCTACTGAACCCGCAGCAACAGATGCGCTGTTTGTCATCAAGGCATTACTTATTGTTCCTTTTGCATTTACAATTGGTGCTTTTGATGCAATTTGACTATTTGCAACTAAAGTAATTTCACCCTTACCATCTCTTGCGAGTAATCGGATGCTATTTGCTTTTAAAACAATTTCACCATTTAAACACTCAATTAAAATATTTCCATTTAATGCCTTAAGGGTTTTTCCAAAACCCTCTGCATCACAATTTATTCCACATAATTCAATACTTGAGGCATTGCAATTATCAAATTTATTTCCATTGGCTGCATAATGAACTCCCTGAGAAGTATCGGTAACCACCGAATACTCCATCATAGTTCCAGTAAAATCTTTTGCACCTGAAGTTACTTGAAATTTTGCATCAACAGGTTTATGAACATAAAAATCTTTCTTTGATTCAGCCATAAATCTCACACGTAAAGATTCTATTATTTATCTCAATAGTAGTAGCCTCCACCACTAGGCGGGGATGGTGGCGGCGGTGGCGGTGGCGGAGGCGGTGGCGGTGGTGGCGGCGGAGGTGGAGGTGAAGGAGCCGGTGAAGGAGATGGAGATGGAGTTGGAGATGGTGAAGGGGATGGAGTTGGAGATGGAGTTGGAGATGGTGAAGGAGATGGAGATGGAGATGGTGAAGAGGATGAGGTGGGAGTTGATGTTGATGATGTCGGGGTTGGTGTTACTGATGATCCACTACTTCCAGAAGATCCACTAGAAGATCCACTATTTCCAGACGATCCACTAGAAGATCCACTACTTCCAGACGATCCACTATTTCCATAAACTATATCAGATAAAGGAAATGGAGATTGATTAAGTATTTGAACTGTTTTAGATGGTTCACCAGGACAATCAACAACATTTATAATACTCGTTAATTCAGACACCTGTATTACCGGTGCAGTAATATATTGTGGTACGTACTGAACAATAGGATATAACAAGGCGCCCTGGCCAGTGTTCGTAGTTATTTCTAAATCTGGAATATCTGGGAATTGATTTTTGCACGAATTAGGAGAGTTAACTCCAATAATGTTTCCAAATTCTGTTAAAATAGGACTATATGAGCAACTGCCCCAACTAATTTTATCACCACTGGTGTATCCAGTTCCAGGTTTTATTACAACAATATCTGTTACTATTCCAACAGGATTGGTAGAGATACCTCCTCCACCGCCAGTGGTTCCGATTCCAGTGCCACTAGTGGTTCCGATTCCAGTGCCACCACCGGTAGTTCCGATTCCAACATCAGGGGGTGTTATTCCTGGATTTAAATCAGTAGGACAATATCCAGATCCTTTCTCTTCAATGTAAATAGATTTAATAGATCCTTTATCATCTATTTGTGATTTAGCTATAGCTCCTTTTCCAAAATTACTTGCATCAACAATATCAATCTTTGGTTCTTTTGTATAACCTTTTCCAATATCTAAAACCTGAATTGTTAATACTGATCCGTCTGAGGGATTTATTACTGCTTTTGCTTTGGCTCCAATTCCGTCCCCACTAATTACAATTTCTGGAGGTATACATTTATACCACTTTGTTCCTGGGGGTACGGCACCCCATATGTCGTCTTGTGTTTTAGGATTTACAATTGTCTGACGACAGTCTTTAAATATAGTTTCTTGTCCTCCATACATGGATAATAATCCTGACCATTGATCTATAGATTCACCAGCACCTCCCAATAAATCAAAATTATTTAATGTCTGAGCCCATTTATCTGAAGATGGCAGTTTTACACCATTAAATGGATCCCAAAAAGGTTTTCCTTTACACTCTAGACCATCACACTGTAAAAACCCTAATAGTTGATTCAACATGCTGAAAGCACCAGTGATATAACCAGTAATTTGGGATATTCCTCCAGTTAACCAATCAATTCCAGATAAAACAGAATCTAAAGCCTCAGTCAAAAAATCTGCAGTTTTTCCAATTAAAGTTGCAAGGGTTTCTTCAGCTGCACAGACTGGAATGTTTGGTGATTTTCCAATCAATCCCTCTAGAAGAGACATCATGAAATCTAGTAATGGCCCAAAAAGTTTTTCAAAAACACAAAAAATAATGTTCATTATCTGTTTTGCAGCTTCAGATAATTGTAACCATAGAGGTTCTGGAATTGTAACTGCAAAAATTTTAAATAAACATCCTATGAGTTTGGTAATGTTATCTCTTATACCATTTATAATGAATTTAAAAATAGAAATTAATAAACGAGCAACTCTTTGAATATTAGTTTTTACATTTACAACTACATTTCGTATTGGATCAATAAATCCAAATGCTGTTTTTTGTAGTTTGTTTATAAATGCAATAAAGCTTTGTAAAGTTGCTTGCATATCTGCAAGAAAGTTATTTTCACACCCATTATCACCAGAATATGGACCAGCTTCATCTGTGGAAAATACTGATAAAAACGCATTGACTGCTTGAGTATCTGCAAAAAGTTTATCGTAAGCTAAATCTGGCTTTGCAAAAGAAGATCCTGCAACAGATGCATCAGGAAGTCCACTTAAAGGATTAACATATCCACTTGGTAAAGCAGAATAAAAAGACGAACCAGGGTCAGAAATACCGAGATTTGAGTTTGAATTAAGAACATAATTTGATCCAGGACTTAAATTGATACTATCCGATACACCAAAAAGAGGTTTTGAATTTTCTTGGATAGACATTGCTGGCTTATCAGAACCTTCATTAGTAACTTCTGGTGGTTTTTGCACTTCACCCGGCTTCTGTGATTTAATTCTTGTTGGAGTGGCAGATAAACTTCCCTGCATCCCAGTAAAGGGTTTGAATTGGGAACTCTTTTCTTTCGCAACTAAATCAGGAGTAATATCGTTTTTTACAGATACATTTCTATAAAAACACGAAACTACAACGGGTTGTTGAGCTTCATCTCCATCCATGAAAAATCCCAGAACAGATTCTCCACCAACAAGATTTGGAGTTTTTCCAAATCCACCTTGTCCTGGGGCTCCGTCTGCAGCAGAGGTTAAAATGTGAGCCCAAGGAAGATCCTCATCTGGCAAAACATTACCATTAAACGTGTGATATCCGATAATTCTTACTTTGCATCTATATGCCCAACTACCTTCAAGATCTAATTTTGATTTATCATTTCTCCATACTTTAGGATCAGCTACTTGACCAACCCACCATACGAAACCATCTTTTCCTGCAAAACTAGATTTTAGTAAAGATTCGTCTATCATCAGTCTTCGTAGATTTTACATTCTGCCGCATCTGGATGTGTATCACAATACAACTCTAATGGAGTTGGGTCATGATCATCCTCTGGATGATTGGTTTTGTAAGCTTCTAAAGCTTCCAATTCTTCTTGAGTATGTCTTCTCGCTTGTGGAGAAGTGACTGGATTGTCAAGAATTTCTTTGTCTTTTGCAATATGTGCATTTATATTTTCCATGATTCTAAATTAGTATAGTCCGTAAGAATCTCTAACGAGTTTTAGTGATGTGATCATATTATTACCTTCAAAGTGGTGTCTCAATTCTTTAATTAAATATTTTCCACTTTGTTGTTCATCAACTGTATTACCAGAATTTTGAGTAGCAGGATCAACTTTTGGAAATTGTGCTTCTAAAACTGTGCCTGCTTTTAAATTGATGTTACATGGTACTATCATATTTAGTGACTGAGTGAATAGCAAGTTATATCTACCAAAAGATTTTGCCATGTCTGCATTATCTCTTCCAGAAGTTCCTTTAATATCATTTGGATCTAGTGTTCCAGTATCTGACATTCTAAAAAGAACTCTAGTGGGAGATTTATCAAACCCAGATGGAACTGATATTTTATCCTCAGCTCCTAACTTTGTTTTAAGTTCATCCGTCAATTTATAATCAAAAACATCCAATTTATTTGTATAAAGATCATAAAAATATGTTACGTTTGCATACATTCCTACTCTTAACGACTTCAATAAATCAATATTTTTTTCTATATTATAATTTAAAATTGAAAAATTAGTTCCAGGACTATTATGTTGTATTGCATTATTATAACTGTAAATCGGAATACCTTTATCTTTTTGTAAGGTAGCACTCACCATTTTATCAATGCTTTTAAAATTAAATCCATCTTTAGTTTCATAAAAAAGAAACCCAGCGACTCCCTTTGCAACTGTACCGTTTGTTCCTGAATTGCTATTGGATGGGATACCTTTTGGACCTAACCATGTTAATGTATGAAAAGGTTTTTTATTATTTCCAATAAAACTATATGAATTTGAGGTTTTTTCTATATTTGAATCTTTATATTTTTTAGTTTGTAAAGTATCTTTCAATATTTCTTTAACATGCACATCTATAGTCTGTTTTTGATATTTTTTTTGAACTCTTGCGGTTTCATTAGTCAATCCTTCTCTAGAAGTTAGATGTAAATTAAAAGCTTCTTTTGTACCATCAGAAGCGTATCCACTCACTTTGTAAACATACATTCCATAATCACCATCCAATAAGAAATCTCCAGTTGGAGTTGTAACATCTACGACAACTTTTTCTCCACCACGAATTGGTAATCCATTATATAAATTTCCAGAACCCACTATAGCGATTGACATTGTTACGCAAGGAGATAAAATATCTTCAAAGTAATCCATTGATAAAATATTATTAGTAATATCAACTTTCTTCTTTCCATTTAAAGAAAAAAGTTCAACTGCATTAAATTTTAGACTTTGTACTACTGCTGACATGGATTATGAAGAAGATAACTGAGTTAATAATATAGTTTTGAATAAGCTATTTAATACCTGAGTTTCGGATGGACCTGGCATTAAAACTGTTTGTTGACCAGAACTGGGTGTGGAAATAATTCTAGGAGTTTGTTTTCCACTACCTTGAACGACTGGAAGAACTACAGTCCTGTTTGTTTGTAAGTTATATGCAGGATATTGTTGCATTTGTTGCATTTGTTGAGAATTTGCCGTTTGTTGTGGCATTGATTGGACTTGCGTTGAGGGTGCAACTGAAGAAACTCTTCCCATACCTTGTGCAAATTGTAATATAGCTGCAGTTCCTGCTCCAGTTACTCTTTGACCGACAACATCTTTCATAGATCCACCTGCGATTCTAACTGCATTACTATCACCAAGGATTTGTGCGCCTGAATATTTCTTTTTGATTCTATCTGCTTCACTCATTTCTAAATGTAATGGATCATCTGTCCTATATTTTCCTTTCTCTACAGTTGCACCCATAGAAGCGGCGGCTTCTTGAACTGCTTTAGATGCGTCTGCAAATTTGCCACTTTCATTCGGAGGAACTACGACAACATTGTATCCCTTTTGTTGTAATTCTTTAATAGACTTCATTACATTTGCTTTTGCAGTTTGAGGACTACCATAGTCATTTGTTCCCGCGGCTAAAACTACAGTTGGTTTGCCTGTTTGGCCCATCACTCCGCTTTGAGAGGAAACTCTTGATCTTTCAGATTGTTCTTTTGCTTTTTCTGCAGTCAATGCAGCTCCAATTTTTTGTCCAAGACCAGCAGAACTTGGATTTATTGGTTGACCTCCTCTATATACCTCAAAATGTAAGTGAGTATTTCGTCCATCAGGATATAGATTAGCAATTTTTTGACCACCGTATACAGTATCTCCAACTTTAACTGAAGGTGTAGTATGATAGTATCTAGTTTTAAATCCTCCGCCATGATCAATAGTAACAAAACCATTGTAACCATTATGAACAGCTTCTGTAACTTTTCCTGTTTTATGAGCCGCTACTACTGCGTTTAGTGCTCCAGTATGGTGAGTCATATCAAGACCAGCATGTTTTCTTTTTCCACCATCTCTTGGAGCACCAAACTGTTGATTTGCCGCTTCTCCTGCTTTTCCTCCAGGTAAAGGAAAAAAAGTATCTCCACTAATTGGGCCTTCGTACCCTTCACCAGCTGGAGTTTCTTTTATCGGAGGATATTGTGTAGGCTCATTATATGGATTTTCGCCCTGTCCAACATCTTGTCTACCAGAACCATAACTAGATCCAAAATTGGATTGTTCAAATTTTGCAACCACATTTTCAAATTTATTTAAAGTTGATGGCCAAGTGTTTTGTGGATTTGACCTTGCTAATGCAGCTTGTTTTTGTTCCCTTTCTTCTTGTTTAAGTTTTGACTGACCTACAATTTTTTCTCCTGTTTCATATGCACGATCTCCAAGAAATCCTCCCGCAAGGCCGCCGGCCATACTTCCAAGGACAAAACCTAATCCAGGGATAGGAATTAATGCTTGTCCAATTGCACCACCAATTAAACTTCCAGCAAGGTTACCACCAGCACCTGCAGCTGCTTTACCAACTCCTTCTCCTTCAGCAAGTCCTGTAGCAAAGTCTAATCCAGCAAAAACAGCATTAGCAATTCCTAATGCTCTCAACCCACCAAATCTAACATTCTGTCCTTTTGTTATAGGCATACCTGCTTTTGATTTTGGTGAGGGTTTTTTTCCACCAAAGAAATTACCAATAATAGAAGCAGCATCTAACGCACCGCTTGTCAACCCACTCAACAAGTTTCCAGATCTCCCAAAAGTATTAATGGGATTAAGGCCTTGTATTTTTCTAATTTTCTTTTGATCAAACTTGATTGATTTTAATGTTTGTGTCTCAGTTGCCATAGATGACAAAAATTGAGAAAAAGATGCCTGAGTATTCTGCATCACTCCTGTGGAGCGATTAATCCTAACAATATTATTAGCCGCTCTTGCTAATGGGAATACGCTATCTTGAATTGCCATTATCCGTCAACGATATTGTATACTATTCTTGAGTATAATGTAAGGAAATTGTCTTCATTTGTAGAAGTTATGAATTGAACTGTTCCACCCTGAATTGACCCCGAATCTAAAGTTTGAGTGCCACCTTGATTCATAGGTTGAGACATATTCACCGGATCTAACATTTGAACAGAGTTATTTTGAATTGTAGTAGGTGGTTGGGAAACTGTTTGTGCAAGTTGTTGTGTGTTTGTTGCAGTTGCAGAAGCTGGTGCAACTGCAGATGGTTTTGGTGGTTGAGCTGTTGCAATTGGTGTATTTCCACCTCCTCTGATAGCCTTTAATTCTGCGATAGCCGTTGCATATGTTTTATGTGCTTTATTCCTATTTTTATATTGATCTTGATAAGTTAAATCTGCAGTGCCGCCTAGTTTTGCAGCATTTATGGTTCCTTGTGGCAATCCTCTCCATGTGGGGGCAAGTTTCTGTAAAAATTGTTCTTCTGTTATTTGTCCTCCCAAAAACTTATCTAATGAATGTGATTTTCTGAGTTCGTTTAAAGTTATAGCATCTTGAACTTCTGGTGTAAATTTTGTATTTGCATTAAATCCAGCCCTTTCCGCTCTTTCTAAAAGATATTGAGGCATTTGTTGATATCTTCCAATTGCCCCTTTAGCATTTTTGGCTAAGTATCCAATAGTTTGTTCTGTAGCTTTTCCTTTAGTTTTTCCAGCACTCTGATTAAAACTATCATAACCTTCCGGACCTTGCTCTACAGAAGCAATAAGATCTAAAACTCCTTTTTCTCCAGTTGTAGTAACTCCAGAAGCACCTGTAGCACCTGTAGCACCTGTAGCACCTGTAGCACCAGCAGATCCTTGAGAACCTGTAGCACCTGACGATCTAGATGTAGATTCACTAGTAGAAGATGAAGATTGTTGTCTTCCTGTAGTTAAAGTTTCTATTGCACGTTCAAATTTAGAGAGAATGGCATTAAATCTATCCAAATATGAACCAGTTAATCCCCCAGCATCTTGCGTTGGTTCAGCTTCTACAGCACCAGGACCGGCTAATGCACTCGTGACCATTGCAGTCCCAGCACCCAATGCACCTGCTCCAGCTAACATCATGCCTGGTCTGCGTCTCATCATTCTCATGAGACCCGAAGGCGCACTTCTCTTCAATCCTCCACCAGGTACATCAACATCAATATTAAGACCAGGGCCCCCTCCAGCAGATGCAGTGGGCAGATTGGATAATTGGTCTACAATTCTTACAATTTGTCTTCTGATAATCTGTGCGACTTTAAAAGTTTCGTTAAAAACTTCTTGCAATGCCTTGAGATTTTCTCCTAATCTTGAAACATTTTTTCTATCTGCAAAAAACTGTAGATAACCTATAGCTTTATTGTATAAACTTAAGAATGAATTTAGAAGTCTATTTGGAAGAGATGCATCTATATTTGCAATTTTAGCCCTATAGTTAGAAGACAAATCTGCAATTCTATCATTTACAATTTGATTAACTGTTTGATTTATAGTTTGTACTTTACTTTCTATATTGTTTAGGATATTACTTGATAATGTCTTGATAATAGATCCCAAATCTGGAGGTCTTGGTGCTACTGCAGACGCTCCACGTTGAAATCCTACAATTTTATTAGCTGCTGCACTTAAAACAGAAGATCCCAGAGGAGCTCCACCAGAGATAAAATTCTGTGCCTTTTCTGGTGTGACTCTAGACTCTGGAGCAATAACTCCTGGATTAAGTGGGGAACTAATTGCCACGATTTGCCGCCTGTTGTGTCTTTGAATTTTCTTCCTCAATATGTTGTTTCAATAGGGCAAGATAAATATCTCTCTCCCAAGGCATCAGGTTTTCAATCTCAGTCAAAGAGTATTTATGGAACTGCATGAGAGCGAAGTTAATCCGATAATATGACTCAAGATCAATATGAGCCATAATTAACCGAAAAAACTTGTTAGACCCTCCAGAACTACTTTATTTTCTACTTTAGTTTTTGGATTGATAACAGTGAATGTATGAGAAAGTTTTGGCATAGTTGCAAAAAATTCTTCAATTTTTTTGAATTGTGAAGAGTTCATACTTTCAATAAAGTCAATTAATTCTGCTTTTGTGCAGTCAGAAGCGGCCCAGGTTTCCTCCCTAGTAAATACAGCTTCAATACATGCAGTAATAACATCAAAAGATTTATCAATTGTTGATACAGATTCTTGTGCAGTGAAATCAAAATTATTTTTAATAAACTGTTCTAATGATGGATACTTCATTTTAATAACGATATCGTCATCAATTTTAATTTCTCTATCATGAGTTGGATCTTTTTCAATTTTAACTTCATCAACAAATACTTTTACCGGCACTTCAGTAACTCCATCATCAGAACAAGTCACGACTAAATCAATTGATTCCCCAACAGATTTACCACGAACATTCAAAAAAATGAATTCAATATCAAACGAAGGGAGATCTTCTACTTTAATTCCTTTTGTCAAGATACACTCTTTTAATACAGACTTAATAGCCAGAGTGATTTCTTTAACATTTTGACTTTCTAATGCAAGAATTAAAACTTTTTCTTCTTTAACTAAAAATGGTCTATATTTTATTAGTTTTCCTGTGGACGGCAACTCAAGTTCATAAGTTGGCGTAGCAATCTTTGGTAATGGCATAGAATTATAAAATCAGATAAAAATATTTAGACTAGTTCTGACGCTGCTGCAGGGCTCAATCCTGTTAAGTTTGATAAGTTTCCTATTGGGCTTCCTGATATGATTTGTGGACTTGCAAGAAGAAGTTGTTCTCCAGACTTTGTTAAGGCTTCATCGTAATATGGAACTCCTGTTCCTTCATGTTTCAGGACTACATATCTATCATAAGAAAAACTTACGGATGTTTTTGTGATTGAACTCCCTTCATAAGATAGTTGCATAGAAGTTAAATTAGTTGGAAAAGTATTGATAAATTTATAGGTTAACATTGGAGGAGTTTCTAAAACTTTTCCAGATCCATCAACACGAGTATTTCTTTCAAATTTTGTTACGGTAATTGTTCTTTTATAAGTTAGTGGGTATCTAAGTTTAAATAAATTATCATCATCAAAACTTGCACCATCGCTTGTACTTCCTTTAAAATTACCTGTTTTTGCACGTCCATTATCGGTGTAAAGTGGATTAATAAAATTCATCCACTCTTCAAATAAACGTATGATACCATAATCAGCATCAACAAAGAAATCTAAACTAACTTCTGGAAAAGTTCTCATATATGGAAATTTTTCAATTAATCCCTGACGACTTCCCGTTTCATCATAAGTTGAAAAGGTATTTCCTGGTAAGGTAGTACTATAACACATAAAGTCATAACGAAGAGCTGATAAATCGGATCCTAACACACCACATGAAACTAACCAAGAATTGAGATCTTTATCAGCACTCCCAGTTCCTACTGAATCACCTAAAAATAAAGATGCTTTGAATTGACTAGTTTGAGATAAACTTCCAAAAAGTTCTTGAATACTAGGCAAAGAACCTCTATCATCTGAGGTATTCCTAGGAGTAGTCATCCTAATGTAAATAGGATCAACTCTGTAAGGATTATTTGGATAATCTTCTCTGAATGGCTCAGCCATCTATAAATATTTCTTAAGGATCTATAGTATGTATATGAGTTATAAAGGTAAATATAGTCCAGAAAATCCCAAAAAATATAGAGGCGACCCAACAAATATTGTCTATCGTTCTCTCTGGGAAAGAAAGTTTATGAGGTATTGTGATCTAAATGAAAATGTAAATCAATGGCAATCTGAAGAATTTTGGATTCCTTACAAAAACCCATTAGACAACAAAGTACACAGAT